ATATATTGAAAAAGCAAAACAATTGTATTTTTTCTGTAAATCAAACAACCAAAAAGTTTTTACATTTCATAGATGAAATTGGATACATTACTACCGGGTTTTCCATCATTCACAATTTTATAACAAAATATCACGAAAGTCACAATCTCGAAAACTATCGCGTTATACGATGCAACAATACGCAAATTTCCTCTGATGTAACTAAAGAAATATTGAATAATATTGGCATTGATTTATTATGCGTGGCAGCGCATTATTCCAACAGGTATCAAACCTGTGAAAATTTTCTACATTTGAATAATAAAGAAAATATGGTATTTAAAAGCCATACATTGTTTTTGGTGAATAACAATCATGAACAAATTATAGATGGTTTTATTGGTCAATGTTTACTAACAAATTCTGTAGAACAAGTATCTATCTCTTGGAAAAACATGCACTATATTTGGAAAGTATATTTATCAAATATTTGTATACCAAATATGATTTATTCACAGAATTTGAAAGAATTATTAAAGACCAAATTGGAATACAAAGAAGAAGGAGACGTATTTGTAAATGTTACAAGTAAATATTTGCCTGAAATAAGTGTATTTTTACAATTCTGGGAAAAATATATTACTATTTCAGAATATGATTTTCATCAATACGAATTGGATGAGTTGAATACTCTGTTTAAAACAACTCAAAATACAAACACAAATATTCGAGAAGAAGATATATTGAAAATAATCAAGCACTTTTTTTATCCTTATGTAGAAATTGTGGATGATAAATATATCATGAATATTAAATGTAGTTTGTGGGATAAATGCACAGATATTAAACAATTTTTACAACATTATAAACAAATAGAAATACATAATAAGACAGAATCTTTCATTTCATTTGATGAATTATATACAAATTATCAAATTTATTGTCATGCAAATAATTGTGTAAATCATTCGGGAACAACTTGCATGATCGTAAGCAAACATTATTTTGAAAAATATTTACAAAAACAATTGTCTGAATATATTCAGTTTGAATCTTTTGTTAGTAGGCAGTGGATTGAATCATTATAATCAAAATTTCAATTTAATTATGATGATTAATGTTTTGTTATTTTAACTTAATTTATTTTCATTTTATTAATTATTTTATTAATTATTTTAATATATATTTATCCTGCGCCAAGAGCACGGGCAAGAGGACTGCTTGCAGCCATATAGGAATTAACACTTGTTGCACTTGTGGTTCCTCCCATCATTCTTCTAGAGTGACTCTTTTTGGAATGTTTCATTCTTCGGCGTTTACCACCAGCCAAACCAGCCTGCATTTGCACGTCGGTGGAATAAGGTCCGAAATCAGTTACACCAGCACCAGCAATACCGGTTCCGAGGGGAAGAGTGGTATTACCAGAATTATCAGAAGCGCTAAAAGGGGCAGGAGAAATGGAAGGACCATAGACGCCACTTCCGCCTCTCATTTTTCTAGAGCGTTTCATTCTTCGTCGCTTTCCGCCCGCCATGCCTGCAGCAATCTGAACATCGGTTGAGTTTTGTGGATAGTAGGTAAGACCTTGTCCGTCAATACCAGAACCAGTAAAATCTCCAGGGGCACTAACATAATCAGCAGGACTCAAAGAAGGACCATAGACACCTGTTCCACCTCTCATCTTTCTCGATTTTCCGGAAAGTTTGACAGCGCCAAAGTGTCCCTTTCTGGTTCCATAACCGTGTTTGACGAGACGTTTTTCCTTTTTGGCAGTAGAATGCTTGGCTTTGGAAACAATACGTCCAGCCTTATTTTGCATAAGATCAGATTTTTTTAATCCACCCGAGGTTTTCAAGGCAGTTCCATGCCAGACTTGGGCACGAGATCCGGTAAGTTTTTCGTATGAGGAACCAGAGATGTGATATTTTCCATGGCTTTTACTATAACGCGTCATTATAAAATAAAAGAAGAAAAAAAAATTTTCTCTTTGTTAGATTTTGTATTATATTGTATTTTACTAAACAAATAAAACAAATAAAACAAATAAAACAAATAAAACAAATAAAACAAATAAAACAAATAAAACAAATAAAACAAATAAAATCAAAAACGATTTCTTAAAGGTCGTAAACTACCGCCTGGCTGGCCTTCTACTTGTCCCAAGTAATTTACCTTTGCAGGAATTCCAAAATTTCCCCATGTTATTTTTCCTCCTAAATTATTTGTTATGGTAGAGGCAATTCTCATATTTTCTGTTTGCAATGGATCATTCCATCCAGATTTTGCATTATGAACCTTTTGTTGAATACAATTACATGTATCATAATTTTTAAAAATTACATAACTATAAAGTTTACTAAAATTGTTGTTAGAACCGGGTGCAAAATAAAGAGGCATTTGTATTATTTCTATATTTTATTGTTTATTGTTTAAAAAATAAAATTGAAATATAATGAAACAAAGAATATGCATGTATACATATATACAATGAGCGCAAACTCCAGTGAAATGAATTTGGCAAATAAATATCAACAAAAAACCGACAAACAGCATATTCTAGATAATCCGGATACCTATATCGGTTCTGTAGAAAATGTGGATACTGATATGTGGATATTAGATGAAAATAATAAAATCATTGAAAAAAATATTCGCTACATTCCTGGATTATTCAAATTATTTGATGAGGGTATTGTAAATTGTCGGGATCATGTTATTCGTATGCAGCAAGCAATTACAAATAAACAAGAAAATGCGATTCCGGTTTCTTATATTGATGTATCTATTCAAGAGGATGGAACGATTGTAATGGTGAATGATGGAAATGGTATTGATGTAGCACAGCATCCCGAATACAAGATTTGGATTCCTGAATTAATATTTGGTCATCTACGAACATCTACCAATTACGACAAAACAGAAAAAAAAATAGTTGGAGGTAAGAATGGGTTTGGATTCAAATTGGTTCTGATTTGGTCTACCTATGGTTCTATTGAAACAGTTGATCATGTCCGAGGATTAAAGTATGTCCAAGAATTCAGAAACAATCTGGATATAATCGGAAAACCGACGATTACAAAATGCAAAACCAAGCCCTATACAAAAATCACATTCAAGCCTGATTATCAAAGACTAGGTATTTCAGGATTGACGCCGGATATCATCGCTCTCCTGAAGAAACGTGTTTATGATATTTCAGCCGTAACAGACAAATCGCTAAAGGTGAAATACAATTCTGCATTGATTCCAGTGAAAAATTTTCAACAATATATAGATTTGTATATTGGCGATGATAAACGTGTTTACGAACAATCAGAAACTTGTGATCGATGGGAATATGCAGTGGCATTGTCTCCATCACATGAGTTCATTCAAGTCTCTTTCGTAAATGGTATTCATACTGCCAAAGGCGGAAAACATGTTGAATATATCCTAGGTCAAATCACGAGAAAATTGGGAGAATATATTGAAAAGAAAAAAAAGGTAAAAGTAAACCCAAACAGCATCAAGGAACAATTAATTTTATTCATACGTTGTGATATAGAAAACCCGGCATTTGATAGTCAAACCAAGGATTTTATGAACACACCCTTTGCGAAGTTTGGTTCTACCTGTTCCATCAGTGACAAATTCATAGAAAAAGTTGCTAAAATGGGTGTCATGGACGCTGCATGTGCACTTACCGAAGTAAAAGAAAACAAGGCGTCTAAAAAGACCGATGGCACAAAGTCAAAAAATATTCGTGGAATCCCAAAGTTGGTCGATGCTAATTGGGCTGGCACAGAAAAATCAAAAGAATGTTCGATTATCTTTTGCGAAGGAGACTCAGCCAAAGCCGGTATTATTTCTGGTTTATCTTCAGAAGATCGTAATATTATTGGTGTGTATCCTCTCAAGGGAAAGGTCATGAATGTTCGCGGCGAAGCCACCAAGAAAATTAATGAAAACAAGGAAATCGCAGAAATAAAAAAAATTCTAGGCTTAGAGTCTGGTAAAGAATACAAGACCATTGAAGATGTGCATAAATCGCTGCGCTACAGTAAAATATTATTTATGACAGATCAAGATTTAGATGGTTCTCATATCAAAGGATTATGCATTAATTTATTCCAATGTGAATGGCCAAGTCTAACACAAATTCCAGGGTTCATTGGATTCATGAATACTCCGATTTTAAAAGCAAGAAAGGGCAATCAAGAACTCATGTTTTATAATGAGGGTGAATACGAGACCTGGAAACAGGCAAACAATGGAGGTCAAGGCTGGAAAATTAAATATTACAAAGGTTTGGGCACAAGCACTGGAAAGGAGTTCAAGGAATATTTTCAAGAAAAAAAGATGGTCGGTTTTCATCACACTGGTCAAGTAAGCGACGATACGATTGATATGGTTTTCAATAAAAAACGCGCGGATAATCGCAAAGACTGGTTGGAACAATATGATCGAAATTCGTATTTGGATACGAGTCAGCCCATGATTCAATACGAAGATTTTATACATCGCGAATTGATTCATTTTTCAAAATATGATTGTGATCGTAGTATTCCGAATTTGATGGATGGACTCAAGATTAGTTTGCGTAAGATATTGTTTTCCGCGTTTAAAAAGAATTTGAATACAGAAATTAAAGTGGCACAATTTACTGGTTATGTTTCTGAGCAATCATGTTATCATCACGGCGAGGCCAGTCTGAATCAGGCAATTGTTGGAATGGCTCAAAACTTTGTCGGTTCTAATAATATTAATTTGCTCGAACCGTCTGGACAATTTGGAACCCGATTACAAGGCGGCAAAGACAGTGCATCGGAAAGATATATATTCACACGGTTGAATAAAATCACACGTTGTATCTTTCCTGAGCAAGATGATGCCATTTTGAAATATTTGAAAGACGACGGTTATCCAGTAGAACCCTTGTTTTATGTGCCGATTATTCCGATGGTTTTGGTAAACGGAACTAAGGGTATCGGAACTGGTTTCAGCACAGATATTATGTGTTATCATCCATTACATATTATTCAATATTTGAAAAACAAATTGCAGCCGAGTCAAGACATGTCTAAAATTGTAGAAAAAGTTGAATTTGTCCCTTACTATGAAGGTTTTAAAGGCACTGTTACCAAAATTACTGATACGAAATTCATGTTCAAAGGCTTGTATCAAGTTGTTGGTCCAGATAAAGTTCGTGTAACTGAATTGCCAGTAGGATATTGGACACAAGATTTTAAAGAACACTTGGAAAGTCTACAAGAGACAAGTGACAAAGACGGTAAAAAGATTGTGCCAATAATTAAGGATTATGACGACATGAGTAAGGATACAAGCGTAGATTTTACCATTGTGTTTCAAAAAGGTAAACTAGATGAACTATTAAATGCGAGCGCCGACCACGGATGCAATGGATTGGAAAAAGTGCTCAAGTTATATACAACCAACTCTTCTACCAATATGAATTTGTTCAATTCGGAAGACCGATTGAGAAAATACGACAGCGTAGAGGAGATCATTGATGATTATTATGATATTCGTTTGGAGCACTATGAAGATAGAAAAGATTACATGATTGAACATTTAGAACATCAACTAGTAACTCTATCGAATAAGGCGCGATATATTCAAGAAGTAATCAATGATACAATTGATTTGCGAAAAAAGAAAAAGGATGAGATCATTACAATTCTACAAGAGAAAGAGTATGACACGATCGATGATGATGACGATTACAAGTATTTGTTGAAGATGCCAATGGATAGTGTCACTATAGAAAATGTCCAGAAATTGTTAAAGGAACATCAAGATAAACAAATGGAATTGGAGATTGTCAAGAACACTACACTACAACAAATGTGGTCGAGAGAATTGGATGAACTAGAGAAGGTATACAGAGAATATGTAGAGGAACGACAGCGTATGTTGGCAGATGAACCTGTGAAAAAGAAAGTAACAAAGATTGTCAAAAAGAAAGCATAATGTAATTTCATAAAATGATTTATACATATCCTAATAATTTTTCAACATCAGGAAGAAAATATTTATGATTATAAACTAATTCTTTTGGAAAATTCAATGGTTTATTTCTTTCGAAATAAATATCTTTATAACTAAAATCGCATGTTGTATTATTGGTTGGAAAAGATATTTGTTCTCTTGTGATTAGACCACATTTTTTTAATTTATTCAATTGTATTTTCAAAATCATCTAATAAATCTTCATAACGTATAAATATACAATGTTTTACCTTTTGGGGTAAAACTTCAGTCATGTATTTCAATTTAGTATACCGTAATTCAAATATATTTTTGTATCTTTCTTTTGTAAAAATATTTCTATCTTCCATAACTTCAGTTTCACCGTCATTGTAAATACTGTAAATTGTCTTATTTATAAATTCATCTATACAATTATAAGTATCCTTTGGTAGATGATGTTGATTTTTATAAAATGAATTTATCCATGTAAATGGATCTCTTATAATGCAAATGAACAATGTATCATCTGAATCAAGTAAATCATCAAGTCCAAAAAAATGTTTTCATCTATATTTCCAAGTCACTTCTACATCAAAATTTAATTTTATAATTTGTTCTAAATAATTTGTTCCAGAACAGCGTTCACCATAAATGGTGAAATATTTTATCATCTATATATAAAATGAAACAGACAAATAAAAAGTTTTTAACATATTTATTTTATTTTTTTATTGTCCTAATCATATGTATTGGTCTTGTTATTTTATATGCATCCTATTCTGGATCATGTCAATTGAATAAGGAGAATGAATATACTTGTGATAAAGATTTTTGTTTGTATAAAGAATTCTATATTCCTCTAGAAAAATATCTAACAAATAGTATTCATGCTTTGTTAGAAAAGAAAGAGATACAAAAGAGAGTAACCATTCAGTTGTATCCAGAAACGATTTTGAATTGTGCAATTCCCAATAAGAGTGGCGTAACTATTTCTACTCAAAACATGCAAAAATATGCACCAAATGTGATTGAATTTTATAATAATAATTTGTGTGCCTTTGTTTCTAGTCAAATAGGACTAAAATTGTATCCTACTGATCTGAACATGCCGACGTCTTGTGCATTATTGATTTATGAGAAAGAGGGAGATTGGATCAATTGGCATTATGATTATAATTATTATAATGGACGGTTTTTTACGGTTTTAATACCGATCAGTCACGATGCAACGTGCACACAGTTTCAATTCAAAGACAAGGATAATCACGTTGTTAATATGGACCTAATAAAGAATGCGGTTTGTTTTGAAGGTAATTATTTGTATCATCGGGCTTCTAAGTTATGCAAAAATCAGAAACGTGTTATTTTGTCTTGTCAGTATGTGACAGATAATTCAATGTCATTTGTCAATCAGATACGTATTAAAATTAAAGATTTTGCATATACTGGTAAATTGTTCTAGAACAATGAATTACTGTATTGTTTTTATTGTTTTTATTGTTTTTATTGTTTTTATTGTTTTTATTGTTTTTATTGTTTTATTTTATTGTTTTTATAAAAAATTAAAGACAATAAAACAGATAATATAAAAAGAGTATGTCAACGCGTTTTTATAAGCATCTTCCATTATTGAATTTTATTATTTCAAGCACGGCGCTTACATTTCAAGTGAGTGTATTATATCCTTGGCATGAAGAGATTAGTAAAAAAATGGATTACCAACTGCAACAACAGTTGGAGAAAAAACAAAAATAATATATTTTTTAAAAAAACTTAAATAAAAAAATAAAAAAACAAGTTTTTCTAAGACTTTTTTCGGAAATTGGTTTTTGGACATTTTTAAAAATGTCCATTTTTGAAAAACGAAAATACTTTTTGGAAAATTGTGATTTGTGACTGAAAGTAAAAATTAGCATCTGGATACTAAAAAAATAATTTAAAAAACGTGATTGTAAAATTTAAATTATTTTAGGAAATAGTTTAGAAAGTTTTTTCTGTTTCATATATATGAAACAAAATGAAACAAAAAACCTTACAAAAAACTTGGATAGATTTGTCTGTGAAAAATGTAACTTTAAATGCTATATGAAATGTGATTGGGATAGACATATTTTGAGACCTAAACATATAAATGAAACCATTTTGAAACAAAAAAACGTAAAAAACTTAAAATATATTTGTGCATGTGGTCTAGAATATAATAGTCGCACCACTTTATGGCGTCACAAAAAAAAATGTGAATATATAAACGAAAATACAATAGAAAATGAAAATACAGATAATCAAGACGAAACTGAAGAAAAATATATTCCAAATGATGTTATTCTAGAATTAGTAAAACAAAATCAAGAATTTCAAAAATTAATTCTAGAACAAAATAAACAAATTATAGAATTATCTAAAAATAATAGTATCACAAACAATACTAATTGTCATAATAAAACCAAATTTAATTTACAGTTTTTCTTAAATGAAACATGCAAAGACGCAGTAAATCTTATGGATTTTGTCAATGATTTACAAATTAAACTAACAGATTTGGAAAATGTTGGAAAATTAGGATATGTAGACGGAATTTCAAAGATTTTTATCAATGGTTTAAAAGAACTTGATGTTGTCAAAAGACCAATTCATTGCAGTGATGTAAAAAGAGAGGTCTTATATATCAAAGACCAAAATACATGGGAAAAAGAAAATGAAGAAAACAAGAAGATTAAAAAGGCGATTCATCATATTAGCAGTAAAAATATTCAACAAATCCAAAAATGGACAGAAAACCACCCACATTGTAAAGAAAGTGATTCTAGGGAAAATGATCAATATATGAAAATCCTTTGTGAGTCCATGGGATCGGCTGAGCCTTCGAATTTGGAGAAAGTCATTCGTAATGTTGCAAAGGAGGTTATTATAGACAAATAAACCAAATAAACCAAACAAATGATATTCAGTCATCCTCCCATTCTTCTGAGTAGATAACGTCTTCATCTTCACTGTCACTATATTTTTCATAATAATTGTAATCTCTGTAAAAACCATTATTTAGAGAGTTTTCATCAGAATCATTTTCCATATTTTGTTCTTGTTCTTGTTCTTGATTCTCGTTGTCGTTTTCATTTTGTATATCAGTCATTACAGACAAATTTACCTCTTCTTTACTATCTTTTACAATGATACCCACAGATACATTGACAATATGCGCCCAATCACAGGGAGAACAAACAAAACCAAAATCCTTAGTTTTATGATTATATTTTTCTGAAAAATGATTTGAACCCGTTATTAACGCTTCATCAAACATTTGTAACGCTTCTTCCATAGTATCTGCAAACCCGTATAAATTATACCAACCACCTTTATTTTCATCATTATTTCCTGCAAAGACAATATAATTTTTTGACATTTTATTAGAGACTTTATTTTATGATATAATATTCAAAAATATAAAATATTACTTCAATTTTATATTTTATTTTCTACTACAACTTTTTAGAAAAGTTGTTCAAAACATCTTATCCAAATGTTGTTTGGGTCCACCTTTTCAAATGTGGTTTTGGTGCATTAGAACCACGGTTTCAATTTGAAATCCTTACGATCAAATTGAGATGCCTGAATGGGAGGCGCAATGGGAACAACTAGGGTGCTAGCATCATGTAGATATTTCATATATCCTTTTGCCTCGCTATACACATGATAAACACAATAGTCTAACACAATTTTATTCAATTCTTCTACTTGTCCCGCTATATTATACGGTTGATTGGCGGCATGCTGTAGAAATACACTTCTCATAATAATTTTTAAAGAGTCGCAATCTTGCGGTGCGACAACATATTGACCGTTGGAACTATTATAAACACCAGCACGAATTCCGTTTTGTATGATTTGAATATTTTGTTCTGAAAAGAAAGTCTTTGATAATGGAGTATCATTCCACAATCCTAAAGTTGGTTCTCGAAAAGTAGTGCATTGGTTTGCTGGAATCTTATCATACATGGCAAATAAATTACATAAATCGGGTTGTTTGTTAATAATATCTACTCGTCCATTTGCATTTTTATTGTTCATATGATGATATAATATACACTTATAGAAAAAATTATATATATTTATTTTATAGTAATGGCAATGAGTTTCCAAAAAATAGTGTTAATAATTGCAATTGTTTTATTGATAATTACTTTAGTATTTATTGGAATGGCGTTAAACAAGGCTAAAAGTCAAGAACAGTGGCCTCCTATGATAGCAGATTGCCCAGATTATTGGGTAGATTTATCTGGTAATGGGTCAGAATGTGTAAACACTCATTCTTTAGGAACCTGCAATATACCTACAAAAGGTGGTCAAAATGCAATGGATTTTACTGCTAGCACGTTTACAGGAAGCAATGAAATGTGCGCTAAATATACCTGGGCAAAAGGATGTGGTGTCACTTGGGATGGAATAACATCAGGTGTTCCTAATCCATGTTCAAGTAGTTAATAACAAATAGAAAAATATAAATAAACATTTTATATAAATAATAATTACTTATATAAAAATACAAAATGAAACTGTTAGAACAAATTCAATCATTCCCGTGTGAACTAAAGGATACTATTTATAATTTTTTGCCAGAGTCGCGCACCATATTTTTAAATAAAAAACTGTATTTAAAGAAACACCGATTGGTAAAACAGTGGATTCCTCCATCATTGTATGATAATTATATCCGTGACATGGTTCGTAAAGATTGCCATTTTGTATTTACTGAAATTGTTGGGCAAAATGTCAAACATTGGCTAAAAATGAAAAAATACAAGTATGATAACATAATTTATGATAATTATTTTTATTTTTTGGTTTCATTTTGTATTGAACATAAATCTACAAGATGCAGAGAATTATTAACAATAACTTTGGAAAAATTGGGAATAAGTAAAAATCAACATAAAAACAATCGCTCTATTAATATAAAATGGAAACATTAAATTTGAATCATATTTTGAACAGAGAAAATGATGTATCTTCGATGAAAGAAATATTGATTCAATTTGAAAAAAATAAACAAAATTTGATTACAAAAAAAGGAATCTACATATACGGAGACCCAGGAGCAGGTAAGACAACATTTGTCATGAATGTTCTAAAAGAAATGGATTATGATATTATAAAATATGATGCAGGAGATATTCGTAACAAATCTATTATTGATACAATTACAAAACACAATATGTCAGATCGAAATATTATGAGTTTATTTCATAAGAAAATCAAACGAATTGCGATTGTAATGGATGAGATTGATGGTATGAATAATGGTGACAAAGGTGGAATCAATTCTCTCATTAAAATCATTCGTCCTAAAAAAACAAAAAAACAAAAATTGGAAGAAATAACAATGAATCCTATTATTTGTATTGGGAATTATCATATAGATAAAAAAATCAAAGAACTTATGAAGGTTTGTCATGTAATTGAGTTAAAATCCCCAAACAAATTACAAATGAGTTCTTTGGTTTATAGCATGATACCTAGTTTAGATAGTTTAACGAAGGAAAAAATAATACATTTTATTCAAGGAGATTTGCGTAAATTAAAAACGGTCTATGATATTTATCAAAACCAAAATAATTTTGTAAATATTGATAGTATTAATACTATATTTGAAATGAAATCATATAACGATGACACCAGAAAAATAACAAAAAAATTAATCAATAATATGTTTTCAATAGAAGAACATTTACAAATTATGAATGAAACGGATAGAACGATTGTAGGATTATTATGGCATGAGAACATAGTAGATGTATTAATGAAAATGAAAAAAGAAGATTCGATTCCATTTTACCTAGAAATATTGAACAATATGTGCTTTGCGGATTATATAGATCGAATAACATTTCAGAAACAAATATGGCAATTCAATGAAATGAGTTCCTTAATTAAAACATTCAAAAATAACAAGTTATTTCATGAAACATTCAAAAAAATACCCAAATACAATCCATCGGAGGTAAGATTTACAAAAGTGTTAACAAAATATTCTACAGAGTATAACAATTATATTTTTGTTCAAGACTTGTGTCAACAATTGGGAATGGACAAGAAAGATTTGTTTTCCTTTTTTTTGGATTTAAAAAACAAATATGATGACCATCAAATTATTTCTTTGTTTGAAAATTATGAAATCACGAAATTAGATATTAATCGTATCTATCGTTATTTAGAAAAGTATACCAAAGAAGATGCACGAGATATAGAGGATGATAAATCAATAGATTTGTCTGATGAATAGAACCAAAACAAAACAACAAAAAAATAAAACCAGTTATTATTTGATTAATTATACTTTAATCTAATAATAAATATATGAGTAAACTTGTAAGTCAAGGACCTTTGCAGGAAATAAATACAGATTGGCGAAATCCATTGGTTCATTGTCCACCAAAAGTTTTAGAAGAAACAGTAACATTAATATCCGAAAATAAAAAAGATCCTCTTAAATTGACCGTTCGTCAGCGACCACAAACACTATTTGAAAAAACAAAGGAAATAAATGATGATAGTGATTACGGATTTTACGTAGAAGGTGGTAAGAAGAAGAGAAGAACAAGGAAGACAAAGAAATCAAGAAAATCTAAAAAAACAAGAAAATCTAGGAAATGAAATATTTATGCGAGTTTTCTAGTTATTCTCGCCTCCAAATTTTTAGCATACCACATTTCCTTTTGTTCATTCGTCAATTTTAACATAAAATGTGTCTCGTATTGTTCTGGATTATCATAAAACAATGCACCGGAATTACTACCTAATTCTCCAGTTGCTATTTTAATTGAAAATAATAGATCTTCATCTCTACTACCTACCTTGTAACTGTAACGTTGTCCTGTTATGGCATTCCTAATGCGACAGCCAACATCTCCAGAAGTATACATTTCAATACTAATTTTTTTATTTGCATTTTTTGGGTTTGGACGTTTTATTTTGTGATATCCACTATCTAATTGTTTAATTTCAGATAATACATCCTTCTTCTTCTTCTTGTCCACCGATGCATCATCATCATTGACAGGGTTGAAACGATCGTCTTCGTAATACATTTTAGCACGTGTATATTATTATATATTCTAATGGTATTTCTTTATATTTGTTTTATTATTATTCTATAGTTTTTCCATTGTTAGTTTCTTCATTGTTCGTTTGAATAAAATTGGTTACGTGGTTAATTTGCAAAAGAATCGCATTTCCGAGAATCATCCACATCATACATATATTGTCTCCGCTTTTTGTAACAACCCAACGTATGGCAAGACAATGTGGTGAAGAAACTACAAATGGCGACACTAAAAAACCAATCAAAGACTTAGGCACACATACATGAGTATATAAATGCGCTGATACATAATGGAACACAATCCACGCAGTATATAATAATATATTTTTAAGAACAAAAGAAGATATGTTTATTTTCATCATGATTTATATAATTGTATAATCATTATATAAATTATTTAAGTCCGTTTTTATATTGAGATAATTCTGTATTCAAATCTTTTACTTTTTTTAACAATTCATTAATTAAATATGTTTTGTCTCCGATGATTTTTTCATAATGGGCTTGTATTTCATCTATATTTGTAAATTGTTTTTGTCCTCGTGTTTGTTGCATATACATGTTTTGGATAATTTTTTGGGTTTCCATATTTTTGATAAATTCTGCTTTACGTTTATCCCTACTTGCTTGAAGAACCTGAATTTGTTTCAATACTTCTGGTTTGTTTTCAGGAGTTCCTATTGTATAATGGGGTAGTAATTCATGTATTTCTTTCGTATATGAATTTTGCAACAATTTGTCTTTTACAAAATTATCTAACTTATATTTTGATAAAATAACCTTTGTTTCCTCTGGATTTTCTAACAATTTTCTTTTATCATACGAATTGTGTGAATGTGCAATTACTAAAATAGTTTTTGTTGTATCTAATTGAATCAATGGTATGGTATATTTTTTCAAGAATAGATTTTCTTCTGCTAACGCCATTTCATCATTATAATGTGTTTCTTCTAACAATTGTTTACGGAATGCAAAGGTGGCAGCGGTTGAATGATATTTTCCATAAGGACCACACTGATAAATTTCATTCAAATGATGGAAATAAATATGCATTTCACTACTACCTGCAATCATTATATTTGGATTTTTTGATAACATATCTACAGCATGAGAAACTCTTTCGGGTGGATAGTAATCATCATCATCCATGTAAACAATGATATCTCCAGAACATTTAGAATGCATAATGTTTCTCTTTTTTCCTAACAACATTCTATTTTCGTAATAAAAATATTTTACTTTTATGAATTCAATATTTTTGACAAGGTCTTCAATAGAATCCGTGCCGTCATCTATAATGACCCATTCCATTTTGTCTTTTGGATAATCTTGAAGTTCGATGCATTTTATCAAATAAGGTATAAAAGGTCTTCTATTAAAAGTGGGAGTGCAAATACTTATAAAGGGTAATTCATTCATTGACGTTCGATCGTTTGATTTATTTTTTTTGTTAGACGACATGCATAGATAGTAAAATTATATTTATATTATATTTAGTTGTAATATAAATTTATTTGTTTTATTTGTTTTATTTGTTTTTATTTGTTTTTGTTTTCTTATATTTTCCACCAGACATGAAACCTTTACCATTGGATTTTGCAGGTTTTGTAGAGACTAACCCAGGTGTTACATTTGCGTCATTGCTTGGTATGTATTGATTATACAAATGAAATGAAAAAAACACTACCAAAACACCAATGATACATCCAATTAATGCATTTGAACCTAATGTTTTCAATGATGTAGTAAATAAACCATATGTCAATAGAATCATAAATAATTGACTCTTATAAAGAAAGACGTCTTTTATAAAATTCATGAAATTATAGGATTCATTTGTATTTTGTATTTTTGCACTTATCGTCAAAGGGGAAAATATAGTATAGGGTAAAATAAAAAATAAAGGCAATAGAAATACCATTAAGAAAAATAGAAAAAAGGCATATACTCCCAAGCAAATAAGACGGAATGGCTGTAAATAAGTGAATGGTTCAGTCCATTCTACCTTATTACCTTTTACATTTTTATTCAAAAAAAAATCACCAACACATTTGATTTGGTAGAAAAATGTTAACGCCATGTTTACAAACACCATCAAAATACTGAAAACAAAAAAGAATATGGGGTATAATAATAAAATAACACTTTCGGACATATTTTCATTAAATAAATTGTATATTTTATCAATGATGGAATTATTTGTGGCAATAATATTAAAAATAACATCACGTATATAAAGACCAAAAAAATTTGCTTTTTTTGGTTCGTATTTCCATTTATTCATGAGACCAATCAATCCATTATCATAATCTTTCAATATATTACTTGTATCAAAGTCAATTTTAGTGGAAAAAACCTTTGGAGTTTCTCCTAATAAACCTCCAAACCCACTGTATCCATATTCTTTAACGACATTTATATTAATGGGTATGGTTTCAATATCGGGATTCTGTTCACCAAACGGATAATAATCCATATCAGTAGGAAGCACATTCGCTTGTGCGACTTTACATGTATATAACCCAACAGATCCAATGACGCCAAACAAAACAATTATTGTTATTGTATATGAAATTAATTGAGATGCAAAACTACCATAATTTGGAGATTCAGTAGTCCCGGTTTCATTTTCTTTTTTCTTATCATCAATTGCACTTGTTTCGCTTGTAGACATTTACTTATATTAAAATAATATAATATTATAAATATTGTAATATTATGGTTTTTATTTTACCTTGAATTTTCTTAAATTATATTATTATAATATATATGAAATTCAGTTATTTAAAATACAAATATACTGTTTTATATACAATCATTTGTATATTGTTATTTATTGCCATAGTTGTTGTCTGGGGGAGTTATATTACTTCAAATTATTTTGTTTATGAGGGTTTTGACACAACTGACTATCAGTTGTATAGAGAAGGAGATACAAATACTCCTTTAACGAATCACAACGTTGACCAACCAATTAATACAACTTATCAATGCAAAAATATATGCGGTCCACAATCACAGTGTTCTATTACTAGAACACAATGCACATCAGATGTAGACTGTTATGGATGTGTTCCTCCATTTGTAAAACCACCTGATTATGTCACAAAAGATGTAAAGGGGCAGAATGATGCAGGTAGACTTATTTATAATCAGAATCCACGTTATTCAACTCTTACTACTGATATAGGAACGCAGGCAGCGTTATATAATAAACCCAATGCAAAAGTTCCTAAACCGTATTATGGAATTGATAATTGGATGAAAAGCGCTGAATATGGAATGCAGCAATTTAATAAGAAATGGATAGCGAGGCTCAAACAGGACCCAGAAAAAACAAAAAACATGGTTACCTATCCAGTTCGTGAAACTGCCACTGGATTATTTGAGGATAATGGACCACTTCCAGCAAATGCATATCTTTCTATATAATTTCATTATTACATTACAGATTCATCGTCGGATAATTGTTCGTTAATTATATTCAATGTATTTAAATCTGTATTTATGGTAAAATTGTCATCATCATCGTCATCGTCTGCATTTGTAGTTGCACCTGGAGTTGGTTTTTGTGTTTTTGCAATATTAAATATTTTACTATTAACTTTTTCTTCTTTTGTATTTGTATTTGTATTTTTTGTTGTAATATTTGCAGATGGCTTACCATTTGAATTCATATTATTATTATTTTGTATTTTCATTTTTTTTTGTGTATTATAAAAAGAAATCATTTTTAATACAGACTCATCATAAACTGTAGATAATATTTCACGTGACTCATTATATTCATTTCTTCTATCTAAATAATTCATTTTTTTGAAATTGGAAAAATATTTTTGATTCTGATAATTCTGATTCTGATTCTGTAGCCCATGCTGATTTACATCGGATGAAACATAATTTACTGGTTGTTGTTCAGGTATTTCATGTTCTAAAGTATAATTTCCAATATAATTTATTTTGAAACGGTCGTTGTTAACTTTCATGTTATATATATATTGTATAATATATAATAATATTACAAAAATACACTAAATTTATATTTTTTGTTTGATATGATTATTTCGTAATATTTTAAATAAAATCATTTTATTAATTATTTTACGTTTTTATATAGACAATTCTAAAATGAAATATTCCTTATCGTCTTCATATTTTTCATATTTCATTAATTCTTTATGTTCTTTTAAAGAACCGCGTGTCCATTTAAAACCATATGTTTCATAAAAGGTAACTGCTGATTCAAGAGAACTAAGAACTAATTTAATGTTTTTATATATTTCTCTTGAATGTTTATGTTTTTCCTTTACATGTTCTATAAAATCATCCAATAATTTCGATGCATATCCAAGATTCTTGAAATTACGTTTTGTGCATATCATTAAAATATAATAAATGATCTCATTTTTATCCATATCATGGAATTTACGATAAATCAATATGGATGGACAGTTTTCTATATTGAATTCGGTATCTATACATCGATATACAATACAGTTTGTTTTATCAGATAATAAGGTCATTATATATTTTGAACTTACAATTTTGTTTGCGTATTTGCAAAATAATATAAATGTATGATTATAAAAATGTGCAATTTCATCAATAATATTTTCATCAGGTTCCGTTTCAAGAATTTTATGTATGATATCATCGGAATAAAAGTTCATTTGTAGGCAGATATTTATAATTATTTTATAAATTTTATTTATTATGTATCAATTAATACGTAATTAATTTCAATTTTATTATTTATTTTGTAATATATTTTGTAATATATTTTGTAATAAAATTATTTTATAATCATTTGTCCTGTAATATACTAAATTTTTATTTGTGTTTCAAACTAGAACTGTTCTTATTATGTTTTCGTTTGATTGTCTTTGCCTTTATTGTTTTGATTCTCTCTTTGATTGTTTTTTGTTTATGATATTTGTGTTTTGCCGTTTTCCTACCTCCTAAATTTGCTCCACTTGATAATGGTTGTGTCTGAGTTTCAGGTTCTAAAGACATTGATGGTTCTTCTGTTTGTTCTGTTTCTGTCTGATTCATTGGTTGAGTTTCTGTCTGTGTTTCTAGTTCTAAAGACACATCTTGTAACCCATGCATGGCATTATATCTTTTGATAAATTCATCCAACAAGTTTACACATATTTTTCGCTGAAAAGTAGGACCAAAATATTTCTCTCTTTCTTCTGATGTAAAAATATTATAAATATAATTTATCAAAAGAGCGCGAAATATGCGTAATTCAATTAATACAATATTATCTTTTAAATCCATTTTATTTGAATAGTAATCTATTTTTTTGTATTCTAACCAATCATGGTTTATAAATGTGTTATCTACATACAAATTGTCATTTTTTTCAGAGTCTGTTCCGGGACTTGGATTTTCAAAAAAATCAAAATAAGAAACCAACGATTTGGATGGATTTCCGTAACTAAAATCACCTACAGTAAATGGATTTGTTTTGCTAAATACATTTTTACGAGCATGTTTAGTATCCTGTAACATATATTCATTTAAAATATCGGGTTGTATAACAATATCTTTGATGATTTTTACAACTTCAGTGTTTCTTTGTTCTTCTGACATGGTTTGAAAGTCCGATTGGGTAGAAAATAGTTGCATCAATGATTTTTTAAGTTCGGTATAAAAAACAAAATTACTATGACGTGAATTCATGGATAAATAATCTTTAAAGTATGTTTTTTTACCACGAGGTAAATATACATTGTAATATACATATAACTTATACAAAATCAAAGCAATATAGTTAAAAATTCGATTATATAAAATACTATTCTCATTGCTATCTACTATTTTGTATGGGGTATCACTCTGATTGTATTTTTGAATCAATTCTTTTGTGCAGTTTTCAATTGCTGTAAAAATATTCATTTGACGATCACATGTATTATTTACACATTCCATGGATTGTAAATTGTTTTCAATCATTTTTTTCATAATGGGAAATACATCTTCCGCTTTTGCTGCAAACGTCATTTGAGGAACGACGCATATATTATCTATACTATTACCTTTTATTTGTAAATAATATAAATCTGATTCAGAATTGGGTTTGTTTATTTCAGGCATATTGTATAAAGGAAATTCAGTTTTATTGCTAATATCTAAAGTTATTTTGTTCAACTCTGGTTGTGGATTATTGGTATGCATGATTATATTCATTTCTCCCACATTTTTTAGACTCTTCAAATGTTTTAATAAAATTTCAACTGTTTTTTTGAACGTTTCTACAATAATATTTGAATGATTTGGCGGTTTATAAAAGGTTGAAATCCATTCAACATCTGAAAATGAAGAACAATCTAATGCAGTTTTTTGATTCGAAAAAATAAAATTTAGATTATATATTTTTGTTTCATCTGTTTTGTTTACTGATTGAAGAGTATATAATTTATCTTTTTCATCAAAGGAATAAATGGTTGGGCATATTTCTTTTAATGCAATATGTATAGGTGAATGGTCACTAAGATCATTTGTAATATAAAAAAATGCATCTGGAATTCCAGTTGGTATTTCAAACGTTTCTTCTTGTCTTAATAAAAGATCTAATTTTGCGTCTTCATCGTAATAATATTCATCATCCTCTTCTCCTTTTTCATCGTCTCCTTCACTTTCTTGCTTGGTCTCCTTATCTTGACGTTTTTCTACTGCCGTTAATCTATCAATATCGCTTCGCGCTGTGTCTGTATTTATTAAAATAGGATTATCAGTATCTGGATCCTCTTGAGAAATTTTTGTAAATTTTATTAAATCATTCGTTTCTAGTTCATAACCAATACTTAAAATTTTACTAAATATTTTATTTCTTGAAATATCACCACCCTTTGATTCATATGATTGTATGTCCATTTTATAAAATATATTATTATAATAATATATTTTATAAAATGAATATAAATTCTTATTAAGTTGCGTATACCAATCCACAATTTCCACCAATGAAATATACTTCATTGATTCTTTCTTCAAATAAATATAAATCAAAATTGTAGTCATAAATTCTCCATGTTGGTTTATTAATACCTATAATATTTCCAGTTTCAGGATCGCAAATCGTAAGTGATTGTGCCAATGGGTCAAGTGGTGGATTAATGGTTGTAAATTCCAACTCAATTTGATTAAAACGACTCATATTAATTGCACCAGATGGCTGAAGATCCGCATTATTGGAATTAATACAGAAATTATAACAATATAACCCATCCGGTGCATTTCCACTAGTTCTTGTATATTTTTCAATATAGTTATATACACCTGCCGGTTGTAAATTTTCTCTATAAGAACCATCTAATAACAATCCAAGTGTAATTAAAATAAAATATTCATTTTCTGGTGAATAAATATCGGTTATCATTAAACCAGTCAATTTACCATTAGCATTTACTCCCGGTCCAATATAAACTGTTTGAGTGTGGCCATTTGTTGTGCGATTTATAGGATAATATCCAGCAGTAGGCGCTTGTATAATATCCCGCGGCAAATAACTATATGGCCAATTTGTATAATTGGACCATTCATTTCTTAAATTAGCATCGCTTCTTTGAAAATAAAACAAATAACTAGAAATCATTCCAACAGAATCCAACGTTACTCGATTGGAACCAGTCACATTATAAAATTTGGTTTCATGAACTTGCTTTATCAAATATCGTTGTTCATTCAGTGCAAATACACGTTCTTCTTCATTGGACAAAAAACAGTATGTGCAATTTAAATGAATATCCGCATTCCATAATGTTCTTAAATCGGTATAGGAATCGATTCCTAAAAATATATCAGGAGGGGGTTGTAAAAATCGATAAAATTGCATGTAAAATAGATTGAAATTTGGTGCCACATATGGGTAGTTATTAATACTATCAAGAACGTCACGGATTTGAAATATTTCATTAACTGGTCGAAATGTAATATTGATATGCAATTCATTGTATTGTAGAGATGTTAACGGAAATGCCATTTGTGATTTTAAACCAAACCAATTGTTTAATGGAATATACAGAATAGAACCTCTAATAGAAGGATCTGCCCCCGCAGGGGAGTCAGTATAAAATGCATTTGGGTAGGAGTTAACACGCGCTCCGGCATTTCCAGGGTCATTTAATTCAGGAATATTACCGATCATTTTATCAAATAATTTTTTCTTAGTGTCACTGAAATCGCGCTGGACTGATGCCAATAAATAATCTCCCGAATATTCTTGTAATGTATAATTACCACATGTAATGCTTATTTTGGAAATCATTTTTGCTCCTAAATTTTGAATCCAACGAAACTCATACGGCGCCCATCGTTGAGTATCATTAATTGTGGTTGATGCATCTTGAAAACTTGGTTGTCTTGGCGGAAAAATAGGACTCCATATATTTGGCAAAGCAACCGAAACATAGGTATCCATTAACAAATCCGCATAACGAGGAATCTTAAAGGTAAATGTCGATTCTTCAGATAAACGCAGTGATTTAGAACCTTCAAAATCTACACGAAATTTTTGTAACCCAAAATTTGTATATTGTGCATATGTGCTTTTGAAAAAAGTTTTTGAAGGGTTGCCATTTAATATTATATTTTGTTGCCCTTGGCTGATTAAATTCATAAGACCACCGGCCATAATATTTACATATATTTATATTTATATCTTTTGAGTTTTATTAATTATATGTAAAATTTATTTTATAAAATCATTATAATATAAAAGAATGACTGATAATAAAGATCTCACAAACCAATTGATAAATACTATTTCCAATTTAAAAGAAACTACAGTGATTACAATATTAATTGTAATTATATTTGTGATTATATTATCTTCATTGATATATTATTTTTACATAAGAAACTTGTCATCTAGAGAATGTAGTTCTATGGATGCATTGTATAGCACACTAAATGGCAAAATTCGTTCTATTAATTCATCTGACCCCAATTGCACTTATGCATTACGCGATTATTACATAAAATCAGCATATAATGCTTGTAGCGGAGGTGCTTATAAAAATGATTTTGTAGATATTTGTGTATTGAAAGATTTACTGAAACAAGGAGTAAGAGGACTTGATTTTGAAATATATTCCATTGATGATAAACCAGTGGTCGCAACATCTACTAGTAATAATTATCATGTAAAAGAAACCTACAATTATATTGATTTTTCAGAAGTATTAAATGTAATACGAAATAACGCTTTCGCAACGGCAACTGCACCAAATTCAAGAGATCCAATCATTTTACATCTACGTATCAAAAGCACAAACCAACCCATGTATCAAAATTTTGCCAAATTATTAGAGGGTTATGATTCTTTATTGTTAGGAAAAGAGTATAGTTATGAGAATCAAGGTAGAAATTTGGGAAATGTTAAATTATTAGATTTAGTGGGTAAAATCATCATTATTGTGGATCGTTCTAATACTGCCTTTTTAGAATGTCCTGAATTTTATGAATATGTAAACATGACAAGTAATTCTTTGTTTATGAGAGCATTACATTATTATGATATTGCTTATACTCCAGATATAAATGAACTTATTGAATTTAATAGACGTAGTATGACAATTGGAATGCCAGATAAGGGTGCTAACCCAGAGAATCCTAGTGCGATTGTATTAAGAGAAACGGGAACGCAAATGTTGGCAATGAGATATCAATTGTATGACACTAATTTGCAAGAAAACGACATGTTTTTTGATTTAGCATCTTATGCCTTTGTATTAAAACCGGAAAAATTGCGTTATGTTCCAGTCACTATTGATGCTCCTCCTCCTCAAAATCCTGATCTGTCTTATGCTACTCGTAGTATTTCTAGTGATTATTATAGTTTTGACATTTAATATTTGTTTTAAATAGATTGATAGACTCTGAAACTTTTTATCTGATTATTATATGAAAAATAAAAATCCATGCGATAAATCAATGAATTTTTCTGAGTGCGAATTGGCTATTTTGCGAATGCAAGTAGATGAAGCACAGGAAAAGATGGCAAAAAGGGTTGTAAATTCTCCCGAAATTAAAGAAATTATATCTATTGTAGAAGATTTTATCAAATTGAAAGGATTAGTTTGTTATGGAGGAATTGCAATTAATGCACTGTTACCAGATGAAGATAAAATTTATGATCAAGATATTGATTTGCCTGATTATGATTTTTTTAGTCCAAATGCCTTAGAAGATGCAAAAGAATTGACTGATATTTACTATAAAAAAGGATATCAAGAAGTAGAAGCCAAGGCAGGACAACATCATGGGACATTTAAAGTATATGTAAATTTTATAGGTGTAGCAGATATAACTTCATTGCCAAAGGGATTATTTGACACCATTAAGAAGAATGCGGTTAGTGTAAATGGTATTTTATATACGGATGCTGATTTTTTACGTATGTCCATGTATTTGGAATTGAGTCGTCCAAGCGGTGATACCGATCGATGGGAAAAAGTATTAAAACGTCTGACTTTAATCAACAAATATTATCCGTTAAAGAGTGAACATTGTGATGAAATTGAATTTCAAAGAGAAATGGAAGATAAGGAAAAAGAGGATGAAATTTATGAAACGGTTAAAAATACATTGGTAAATCAAGGGGTTGTATTTTTTGGAGGCTATGCGATAGCACAATATAGTCAATATATGCCCAAAAATCTTCGTAAAAAAGTAGAACACATTGCCGATTTTGATGTATTGGCGCATGACCCAAAAACAAGTGCGGAAATTGTAAAGGAACGATTGAAAGATATTGGTGTTACTAATGTGAAAATAATCAAATATGAACCGGTTGGTGAAGTTGTTCCGTTGCATTATGAAATACGTATCGGGAATGATACAGTTGCCTTTTTATACAAACCAGTAGCATGCCACAGTTACAATGTAATTATGTTGAATAAACAACGTGTTCGGATTGCAACAATTGATACAATGTTGAGTTTTTATCTGGCATTTTTATATGCAAATTTGAAATATTATACAGTAGATCGTATTTTGTGCATGTCAAAATTTTTGTTTGATGTTCAGCAAAAAAATCGATTGGAGCAGAAAGGATTGTTAAAACGATTTAGTATTTTATGTTACGGTCATCAAGAATCGAGAGAGGAAATGCGTGCAGATAAATCGCAAAAATTTAAGGAGTTGAAAGATAAAAAAGGGACAAAGGAGTATGAAGAATGGTTTTTGAATTATAGTCCACAATCTTCGTCTGATACGACAAATATAAAACCAAAGAAAACGAGTAAAAAAATAAAAACAAAAAAATCTAAAAAATCAAAGAAATCAAAGAAAACAAGAAAGAATATATTGTTCTTCTAATAATATAACAAATCAAAATAACACCAAATAAAAACAATAACAAATAAAAACTAAGCAAAACAAAACCAATATTTCATTATAAAATAAATTATAATGAAATGAAATGACATTTTACAAGGGAAGACTTAAACCTTGTTTAAAATAATAGAAAAATTCTTTTCTATTTTTGAAATCACAAATCTTTGTATCTGCAAAAACCCTGAACCAATTAACGGATTTATGATTTTTGATTTGTTCTTTTAATTCCCCTCCATATGCAATCAATCCAACAAAAATAAGAATAAATATACAATAATATAATAATCCTTCTATTGTGTTGATGATTTTAAAATCAGTTGATTTCACTGGAAACAAACGAACCTTGAATGGGTAATCAAAAGTAATCCAATACATATGGTCATTGTATACATTTGCATTTGTGGAATGTAATTTTTTCATATCCGTGTTCAAAAAATAATCTTTATTTACTTCAATAAAATAGATTAGCATAACCAATATTAAAACCCATAACATAATTTTAATATCTAATCTGGTTGTTAGAATAAATAATATGTAATACATTATTGTGTAAAGCAATTTTTGTATAGGAGGTATCACCTGATTTTCTTCTGTAGTAGGAGAAAGACTTACTAAAAAATAAAAAAGGAAGAACCCAGATACATACTGAACTATTTTATTGTCTAAAATAAATTTTAAATGATAACATGTAAATAAATTATACAAAAAAGTTGCTAGAATAAGAATATAAAATAATGCGAATGATTTCACTAAATCAATATTATTTGGAGATATTTGGAATAAAGAAAATGCCATAGTATACTTATTATAATTGGATAATAAATATATTTAAAATTGGTTTATTTGTATCATTACTTTTGATAATACATAATATGCAACACCGTATAAAATACTCATAAAAATAATACCATTTATATTTATATTTCCATCATTATTACATAACCATGGAATGTATTTAAAAATAGTGTTTCTACATATAGGCAATTGAAAAATAAAATACAATATAATCAATAACAAGGGAACTTGGATTTCATTATATAACGAATCTAATTTATCCTCTTGTCTGGTTTTTTTATAATAATTTAATTCAATATTTTCATTGGTTTCTTCATTATCTATATAATTTTCTTTTGTAGAAATTGGTGGAGGAATATAATTGGGCTGTATATTTGGGTCTTGTGTAATTGGTAAAGTGCTTTGAGGAATATCTCTACTAGGAAGCATTGTAATACCTGTTGAACTGGCTTGCTGTAATCCATTAATAATTTGATTAATTGTAGATTGGTCTAGATTGATAGATGACACTGAATCTGTTGGTTTATTGGCGCTTTGTATCTCATTTGCCACCAAATTTATATTACTATCCATACTATTACTAACACTACCAGTAGGGTCAGTAGGTAGATCATGAATACTAGTTGTATGAGACATATAATGTATCTAAAGAATGAAGAAGGATATAATTTACGCAAATTCTACAATTTGTTTATTAGAATTACATGAACCCGAAACACGCTCAAAATTGTAACATTTACCGTCAAATTTAAAAATTTTGTCCTCTATTTCATCAAGTGGCGGTGCGCGATATACCGAACAATCTTTTCCTTGACAGACTTTGCGAAAAAAGGTTGCCAATCCAATTCCTAAAAGAATAGACATAATATATTTACCTGTATCACTTTTTACGAATTTATTTAAATGCATATATAATATACTTTTAGATAATTATGCCTGAGCAGGAACTGTTTTTATAGAAAGTGGATTAAATGGACATTTTGTTTCGTTTGCCTTAAATGTAAAACATTGGTCCGCATTATCTTTATACATTAATTTTGTGTAATTTTCAGGAGTGGGATACATATATATGATTTTTTCATCAGGACCTAGAATATAAATGAAAAACAATCCTATTGCAAAACTTATTAGAAATACAGGTAATGATATATAATTGAATAACATAATATACATATTGTGTATATTATTTTATTGCTTATTTGATGGACTATTTTTCTAAATAAAACAAATTCATAATCCTAACACTTTAGAATTCCTGTGGTTCAGATTCTTCCTCTGGTTCAGATTCTTCTATGATAAATTCCGTAGTTAGTTTTTGTTTTCTGGTTTTGTTCGTTTTTCCAATATTTATTGTATTTGTATTTTTCAGAGTTGTATTTTTATTTTTTGTTTTGTTTATATTCCCAATTGTATAAGATTCAATTTTTGCATCTGTAAAGGAAACTTCTAATTGTTCTAGTGTATTTTTTTTTTGAATTAATACATATGTATCATTGATACATTCAACTTTGTTATATGCATAAGTCAAATCTTGTATTTCTTTCAATTGAGGTATCATATTATTAACATAACTTTCTACTGCGTTATGAACATATTGTTCATTGCCGGTTTTATTAAATTCGGTCATCATATTTTGTAATTCTTGAATATTCATTTCTAACTCCACCTTTTTTTTATTGAGTAATTCAATGCGTTCGGGACTATCGTATGCCATAATGTATTTTTCCAAATAAAAATCAAATAGTTCGTTTTCCTTTTTAAGTTTATTCGTTAAACTTTCAAATATTTCAAACGCGTTTTGTTCATGTGTATATCCAAATAAAAGATCATTTTTTGCTTTAATAATGTCTTTTTTAAAAGTTTCAATGTTTCCTGAAGATGATATATTTTCTGCTAATATATTTTCAAATGTTTCTACATTTGGCATTTGTATTTGAATATTTAATGGACAAGGATCACTTATATCTCCACAGATTGCAGTATATTTATGATATGTCAGTTTGTCATTGGCCTTTATAGTAAATAAAGTGCCTACATTCCGTTTACAGTTAATACATTTTGCTTTTGGTAACTTTTGAAATTGACTTTTTTTTTCACGTATACTTTTATTTGACATAGTAATTGGTTTTATATATTTTTCATAATAATTAGTTTCATATTCTTTTTTCAATTTGTAGAAATTATAAATCGCTTCATTTATTTTTGTATTTTCTGTAATGTTTTCTGTCGTATTTTTCATCATGTTTTCTGTTATTACTATAATAATATATTTAATTTTTATGAATAATATCGAATTCTGTTTCCCAATGAGGTAAACCAGTAATTAATTCTTGTTGGCTTCTTATTTTAGCATCTTGATAATTTCTAATTTTAGAAAGTATGTATTGTTTTTTTTCGGTTTCTTTTTGTTCTTTTTCCTCTTGGGTAGGTTTGCCTTTATATTTGATAAACAATATCATTCCTAAAATAATAAAAAAACCGATACACAATAATATATTAAACAACATATTGTTATATTTTTCTTTAAATTTATGACATTGTTTCAATGTTTCATTCAGAAAATATCGGACTCCAGGTTCTATTAAAATAGGTTTAGTAAATTCTGTATCAAAATTCATATATTTTACTTTTATTAAAGTAAAATATATTATACACAATATCTATATGGATATTTCTTATTTATCAATACTTATTTTTTTATTAATCACAATTGTGTATTATGGATTCCCTTCTATTGGAAAATTACCAATTACTATGGATATTTTAAATAGCGGGGGATTGGATACTTATTATAGAAACAATTTATCTCGTTTGGGACTTTATTTATTAGTTGTGGTCGTAAGTCAATTTGGTCTAAATACAGCATATTTAGTTAATAAATGTGGAGGTAACGCTACTACAAATATAGTAACGAGTTTACTAATTACCATTATTCCTTGGATTCTAATTTTTGGAGTCATGGTTGCAGTTCTAATTATGTATCCTGGTTTTAAAACCGCATTTTCAGACGTTGTCGGTTATTTTGCAGTCGCAACAAGTGCAGGTAATATTTTGAATAGTATTTTAATAGATACTAAAATCGATCAAGCAATTGACCAAGTTTCTGAAATCAGTGGTGAACAAAAAGGTTCTATGAAGCAAACAGCAGAAGCGATTTTGAAATTATGTGGAAACAAATCCATATTGATTAATAAAATGACACCCCAAAATTTTCTTTCTATTTGGAAAATATTAATGCCTCTTATGAAAGATAATGGAAATATTCCTGATATTAATGAAAAACAACAAGATTTATTAAGATTGGTGGTATTAAAAGATAATATTGGAGAAGCGACTTGGTATTTATATACAGCGGTATTATTAACATCTATTATTTCCTATTATCTAGCCAGTAGAGGTTGTGTAAAAACAATAGACCAATTAAAAGCCAGTCACGAAGAATATTTGAAACAAGAAGAAGAAAATGAAAAAGCACAGTCAATAAATAATTCAACTACATTTACCATCACGAATTAAATAATTATAATATTTTTATGCAGTAGGTTCAACAAAACGTCTGATAAAATCAGAATGCTTGTAAAAATCATTAAAATTTGTTTTGTTATAAAAGGATTGAATATCGCTAATCATTAATGCGCAAATACAATCTTTATTTCCATTTTCTCTGTAAATCAATTGCTCCATTAAGTCTTGGGTAAGTTTTGGATCATTTGATACGATATCACTATAAGAATCTGATTCTTGTATATGATAACATTTTATATCATTGGCTAAATTATAACATTTATATTTGCTATTAGATAATTTGTAATTTAAATAAGAATCGCAAAACATCTGTCCTAGGTTTATATCAATATAAATTGTATACTTCATAGGAGATGTAAATATCCACGTATCATGTGAAAAACTGTTATCTATATTTTGAGAATATTTTGATGGTAAATTTAATTTGATAGTATCCCATGTAACATTATTATTTGTTATTTTTTTATTTTTTCTGGATATGCACAGTAAAGTATCGTCGTCAATGTTAGTTATTTTATTTAAAGTATAATCATAAATAATATCGGTATTGGTAATAATAACGTTCCCTTTTATGTGTGAATTTATATAATTAAAGATGTAACGAAAACTATGTCTGTTGTAGTTATAATCCATTACAATATTTAATTTCAACTTGTGTTGTAATAAATATATAGTTTCTGTAATAAAATTAATATTTTCGCTTTCTATTTTGGATGTTTCGTATAATATATGTATTTTTGATATATATTGATTTTGAAGATTTACAGATAAACAAAATAATAATTCTATTGCACGCGATAAGTCCTTAGCATTATACATGGATAATACCAATTCAAAAGATTTGATATTTTTAAAAGAAAATAATGTATAATCATTATTTAAAATATAATGCAATATGATTTTTTCATCATTTGATAATGTATATTTGTTTATTAGATAATCGTATGCTTCTGTAAGTATATTTGTAAATGTAAAATGATATGGGAGAATATCACCGTATGTTTTTTTCAAAAATAATCTGGTATTTTCCATTGCATTATTTTCCATTGTATTATTTACCATTTGATATATGAATTATATATTTATTATAAATATTTATTTATAATAAATAAATATTTATTTATTATAAATAAATATTTATAATGCATTATATTGCATAATTATTTCATTTGCAATCATAACGATATTATAAAATATAGTTTCAAAAATTAATTTTTGGGTAGGCTAAATAATATAACACAAATAAATAAGAAAATATTCCTAAAATAATAGAAAATAACCATACCGGGACAATTGTTTTATTTTTATATCCAATACCAAAACTACGAATACTTCCATCATGATTGTATAAAAACAATGGCTTATACCATTGAATAGAAGTAAATACTATAATAAAAATGAGAATTGCTACTAAAGTAACATGAGTTCTTATAAATTGTCTTAACATATATATTATATTGTAGAAACAAAAAACAAAAATTTACATTCAAGTTTTAATGATATTTTATGGTATTTTATGATAAATTAATCGTAATCGTGCATATCATTGTCATCGTCGTCTCCGTATCCATTACCTTCTAGATAATCGTCATGCATATAACTCATATCATTCACATCTTCATTGATTTCATTATCTACCACTTGCTGTTCTAAATATTCATCCATATAAATATCCAAATTACCTTCATCTGCTTCTGGATGTTGTTGTCTTACCCTTTTTTCAATTTCAGTAATATTATTCATTAGATCTCTTTCTTGGTCATAGTTTTCTGGGTCATATTCTCGAATACCCTTCATTAACCCTTTGCTCCAAACACCTAGTTTGTTGTATTTTAAAATAGTATCCGCTTCTCTTTCCTCGTCAGACATTGATTTTAAACGGTCTGTAAAGGTATCTTTTTCTCTTTCCTTTAATTTAAATACCTTGTCCATAATTTCATCATATGAAACATTGATTGTATTTTTATTTTCTATCATAATAGTCAAATATGTAGTTAATAATTGGGCAACTGATTTTTTCAATTGATTTACATTTCCTTGTGTCATAGATTCTTGATATTCTGGATCTTCATCATCTTCATCGTTTTCATCATTTTCTGGTTGGTTGATTTTTGGTGCCGAACGTCTTAACATCAGAGGGTCGTCTGTTAATTTAATATAATAATTGAAAACCTGCAATAAATAATATTCAAAAAGAAGCGTGTTTATTATCTTATCAAAAACAGAGTATGTATTTTTTTCACCAATTTTTATTCCAGTAGGAGATGGTGTTACCATAGATAATAATAAAATATTGTTAGACACATCTTGTATTTTTTTTAATATGAGTGATAATTTATTTTCACCATAAAATTTCTGAATCTTTTCACTATAGGAATTGGATATTTTTTTGATATCATTGTTGTGACGTTGTGATAATTTCCAATATTTTGGAACATTCATGGAATGTGTTTGTTTGTTTAAAATCATATTTGGATATACTTTGGATAACATAGATACGAATGTTTTGAAGAATTGAATATAATTATACATAGCATCATCAGAAATTCGTGTATTTTCATTGTGATTATTTTTATCAAACTGCCAACTTGTTATGTTTTTAATGAATGTATCTATATTTTTATATTCTGAACGTTTGATATCTCCTTTTTGTCTGATAAAATCTAATATTTGTTTACGTGTCTTTTCATTAGAAGTAACCAAATAATTTTTCATAGAACGCATATCTTCAGTATCCTCATCAATAAGATTATCATAGTTTTTCAATAAGTTTTCCATCAAATTAATAAATTTTGGGTCTAAATTGGTATTGGTATTTTCATTTTGTGATTTGAAATATTCAAATAAATCTTGTATACGCTCAATACATGTAACATTCTTGTATAATGATTCCGGTTGCATAAGATTATTGCGACTTACTATTTGTAATAAGCGTAAAAGTGATTCTTCAGAATATGTTTTGCCATCTCGCTTTAATTTGTGAATTGATTCTTGTATTGATTCATTTTTGTTTATATACGATGGTTTTTCACTACATAGTGGTAATAAATCTGTAGGAGTAGGTGCGAATGAATTGAACTTACAATACTTAATAAATGCCATGTAAATGGTTTCTTCGTTATATGAATTTGTTAGTGCTGGATAAGATCGTTTTGTATCTACTTCGCTTAAAAAAATGATTGCCTTTGTTAATAATTGAATGTCATTTTGAAAAGCAGACAATTTGTTAACAATTGAATTATATTTGTAAATATCATCATTGTCTTTTATAAAATATTGTAATGTAGTTAATTGATTTAATCCTTTTTCATTACAACATGCATTATCCATATAAGGATGAATTGAACTTTTTAAGAGTAAATCTTTTTTCTCGACAATCTTTTGAATCACTTCTTGAATAGCAAGTGAAAATTGAATGATTTTTGACTCAATAACCAAAATTTTTTCATTTTGATTGACGTTGCCTAAACGAATTTCTTTTACCAAAGAATCAGTAAAGTTATCACTAACATTTTCCAAATGTTTGATTTTAAATTTATAAAGAGGAGGTAAAAAATTTCTCCATGTTTTTATGCTATGCTCCTCTGGAATCTCTTCATCAGGATACACTAACAAATATTGAACCTTTTCTTTGATTTTTTGTTCCACATTTATATCAGACAATAAGTATTTAAGTGTAAAATTTTTTATATTTTCAGCAATTTTATCTTCTTTTACTTTACTCAAAACATTCCATGGAATAGAATTGCTTTTTAATTTGTAGGTAACACAAGACAAATAAATCAATCCGGAGTAATCTCCTTCGCCTTGAATTGGAAATCCGCTAAAAGAACGAACACAACCAGGGAATGTTTTTCTTGTTTTTATAGAAGGAATGCTTGTTTGAACGGCTATTAAAAATGTTGATAATGTAAGATACAATAAGGACGAATTGAATATATAATCATATTCGGGAATTCTTTTGCCTTTTTTAGCCATTTCTTCCATTTGTTTTTTGTATGTCGATTCTTTGACTAATACATTTGTATCATTTAATAAGTTGGTTACTGTATCTATGATAAATTCGCTTTGATTGTCAATGGAGAACCCCATAAAGGTTGCCAATGTTTGAATAATATTAGATACCATTCTTGATTGGGGATTCAGTAATTTGGGCTTCTTTTTGTCTTTTTCTGATGCAGTTGCTAGTGTTTGACCTAAATCGTCTTCTAAAATACCACGACTTTGGATACGAAACCCATCTTCATATCCCTCTTCAACATCCCAATCCCTGGCTTTAATATAAAAACCACTATGTTCATCTACCCAACTATCACCATCTTCACTGAGTTTACCTTGGTCTTTGACAATATTATTCATGACATTATCATAATCATTTCTGTTTTGAATAAATGTAGATGCTAATGTATATAAAAACCGAGGTAACAATTTTGTATTGGTTTTTACACAATACAACCAGTAAGGATTTTCCATTTCACTATCATTTATATTAGGTGTGTTTTCCAGGTAGGGACGAGTGAGTTTCATTGCAAATTTTACAATATCATATTGTTTTTTCACAAAATCAGACTGACCTAAG